TCTTCGTAGTTTAAACCGAGTCTACGAGAGATACTCCCAGTCCTATTAAGGACAATATTATCCCCATCCGAGAAAGCATTCTCTGGAAAAGTTAAAGGACTGGCTTCAGTAATCAGTCCCTTAACAAAACTATTATATTGCTTCTCAGCAGCTACGCGAGGCATTATTGTTCTTTCGGAGGATTCTTAGCAGCTTTACCTTGTGCAATATACATCTCTACAGTTTGTGAAGCCAACCCCTCTGAAGTAAACATACCAGAGAGCATTGCAGGAAGTTCTCCACCCTGCACAAACTTAATAAACCAACCATTTCCTTGAGGGAAAATTTCAATATCTTTACCACGATGCGTAGTATATTCTCTCATTTCTTACTTGTCCTTCCATAATTAGGATAGGTGATACCATTCTTTACTTTCCAGGATTCCTGAGACATCCTTCTCCTACCCGTAATAGCATATTGTTCCGCTTTCTGATCGGGCATCTGTCTGACTTTAAGGGATGCAGCACTCTTAGCCTCATTAACCAGCAATGCAAAAGCTTGTGTAGGCAAGTCAGGTATATAGTTATCAACCAAAGAAAATACTGGGAGTCTCTTACCATAACATTGTGTTTTACTAGATTGTAAAGTCGTATCTATACCACTATCATAGGAATCGCAGATGATTGTATCATTATCGAAAGATGTATAGTACATAGGAGCAGTGTCATTAAGCACATATATGGTTACTCCAGAAGGGTCAATAAGACTATCCACATTATCTGCTGTGGAATTACGCTGATTACAATATTCAATAAATTCTTTAGGTGCCTTATATGTAACAGCCTCGTATCTATCTGCATCTGCTACTTCTTTTTTCTTATTATACTTGAACCACTGGAGTTCTTCAATATCCTCTGGAATAGTAAAATATACTGGAAAACTACTGTCAGTGGAACTCTCTAATTGGAAAAGTTCATATAGATGGGGCCAATCTCTTCCATCAATAATATGCTCATAGACAGAGCGAACAATATTAGCTATTTGTAAGCTCTCAACAGTATCAGTAATACTGTCTACTTCATCCCCATCCTGGTCATTCAGGATATCTTGCACAATTTCTAATAAAGTCATGCGTCTCATGCTGTTCTCTGAATCTGGATAGTTACATGCACACGCACAGCATTAGTTGTAGCACCAGCAGCAGCAATTTTAATTGCTTGTCCAGCAGTTACAGTGTTTAAAGCAGTTGGAGTACAACTATCTACATCTCCAGCAGCAGAGCCAGAATAAGCAATAGTGATTGCTCCATTAGTTACAGCAACCCCATCAATAGAGGTTGTTAGAGTCTTATTTGCTGAAGCAATAGTTCCATCAATAACACTATAGATTTTTACAATTGTACCTGTAAAAGGAGATACAATATAATAATCAGCCACAGCAGTAATATCTGTAATATCTAAAGTAAGGAAATGGAAAGTATATCTCCAATCCCCACTACCCGTACCATCTGCAACATAAAAGGAACCAAGAGGTGCGGTCGCTACACCTTTTGGTTCATGAATATCGGGGTCTTCAATTAATACATGCTCAATTGTCATATATCACCTAGAAAAAAGGGGAAGCCCGCTACGCAGACCTCCCCTATAAAGCTAACTACTTATTAAGCAGCAGGAGGCAGATAGGCAATGATAATCCGAGCTTTACCAGCAGTGAAAGTGCCGGTAGCTGCTACAGAAAGTTGACCAGCAGATGCCAGTTTAGCTTCTGCACCAGCAGCAAAGCCAGCAAGAACATTACCAGAGTTAGTACCCGTATGGGTAGAAGACCGAATAGAAGTTCCAACGTGCGAGGAATCAATCTCTGTCAACAGAAGAGCATCCCATAACTTATCACTGCCAGTACCAATAGCAGAGCCAGCAGAATCAACAAAGTCAATATCATAGCTAGTTCCACCAGTAAAGGCAGTGATTACCTGGAAGTAGCCTTCAAGGATGAGACTACCAGCAGGAATAAACTTGGCAAGGCCATCATAACCATCACCAGGAAGACTATCATAAGTGAAAGTCCAAGCAGCGTATTTAATAACGTCATCCGGAACTTCACCACCAAATTTCTGTTCCACTTTACGGGGACCGTAAGAAACAGTCACAGAGCTAGCAGTACCGCCATTAGCGGGCCAAGTACGAGTAGAAAAAGTCATCTATAATCTCCTAATTAGTAAGCAGAAGCAGAGGTGATGATAGCACCAAGAGTATCAACCCGTTGAGCACCAAAACCAAAGCGAGAGGTCACTTGGAATTTGTTAGAACGAGTCTCACTATCACGCCAACCTTCAGTCTTGGGAGAACGTCTCCAAGCATGCATAATCGGCTTGGATTGGTCATCGGCCACAGACATAAACAAGTTGACAACATCACCAATCTGAGCAGTTTCAGAAGTCAGGCCATAAGAAGAGGCATTCAGAGCTTCTGTAGCAGTCTTAGTCGGAAGGAAGTTGCTAGTATAGATATCAAAACCCATAATGTTACGAACGAACCGATGGCTGGAAGCAAAACCAGTGGTCATCAAACCCTCAAATTGAGGATTGTAAGACACAGAGGTCGTGTTCAGCACCAGACCGTTAATAGTGGCTTCAACAACGGGGTCAACAATAGCGATACGGCCAGCTTGCGGAACATTAGCCTTATCGAAGGAAAGCTTCATGGCGATGAAGTCAGCAAAAGTGATTTTGCGAAGATTACCAGCAATAGAACCAACCCAACGGTGAGGACGACTGTTCACTAAGTTAATATTAGCCGCAGTCTGAGAAGCATTAGCAGCAGCAAGGAACTTGGTTTCAAAATACTCGCCAAGAGCACGAGTAGATTCCTGAGCACGCATAGCCATCAAGGTATCTACTTGATCGCCATCTTCATACAGATCATCAGACACTTTCCAAGCATCACCAATATAATCAGTGATAGTCAGATTGACAACACCAGTATCAATCGGATTGTAAACCATAGGCACATCTTCCGCTGCATCTTGCAGGGTAACAGTACCAACAGTCTTGATATTCAGCGTAGTACCAGAGCCGAAATCAGTAACATCACGATAGAAACCTTCAGGCAGGAGGAAGTCCTGCATATTCTCCAAGATAAACTTGGAATACTGCGTTGCATGAATGAACGCAGAAGTGTTACCAGTAAGTTGAGACATTTATTACTCCTTAATTCCTAATTCGTTTTTAACTGCCTGACCGGCTGCTCTCCAAGCACTTACAAGTTCTTTGGTAGAACTGCCAACAGGCTTGACCTTGATATTTCCAGGAGAAGGTTGTGCGCTCATACCAGTTGTATTCACAGAGGAAGTAGTCTTACCAGGAGTAGCCTGTTTGACTTCCATTCCAGCCAGCTTCATAATAGCGTGGGGAGAGGTAGCTGCGAGCTTATTTAAATACTCTAACGGCAACCCACTCTCTTGTGCTAACAACTTATATTGCTCTGGACCTTTCTCACCAAATTTCTCATTAAAGGCATTAACAACAGCATTAATATTCTGTTGTGCCAGTTTTTGAGCCTCTTTAGCAGAGAGTGCATTCTCCACTACTTTACTCAGTGCGTCCATATCGAGGGCTGCGGGAGTTGTCTTCTCCGGGAGTCCTTGGGACTTAATTTCATCTAGAAGTTCCTCAGCAGTCTTACGCTTTGCAAGTTCTTCCCTCATTTTCCTCATCTCTTCTTCAAGCTTCTGAATATGAGATTGAGCATGAGGTACACTCTTCAAAGCATCTTCCACCGATTGATACTTCTTACCCGCACCTACCAAATCTGCAACTTCTGTCGGAAGTGTAAATTGAGGTTGCGTATCTACAGGATCAGGGGTCTGATCGAAAATCGTTTGTTCAGTCAAGTGTTGCTCCTTGGTCAGGAATAAAATCTACTACTTTAGAAAAGGCTTTAAGCATTCCAAGTTTGTAGGCTTGGTACTCAGCCCAGGAGGATTTGTCAAAAGCATCTTGATTATACATTTCTCTTATTAACAAACCCTCTTGCTCTTTTAAATAATTATAAAGAACATCTATTACTTCTTTTTTAGTAAGTTCTTTATATTCTTTACTTCTTAATGTTTTAATCATATATTTATCATCTTAGCACACTTTTGCTTCAATGTCAACCCCCCATCATAGTTTCTTCAACAGGAGTTGCTGCTTCTACTTCGAGATTCTGTTGACTTTGCTGAACAAGTCTCTGAGTTTCTGCTTGTTCAAAGATTGCAATGTTGTCTGACATGAAATCAAATTGTTCAAATCCCATAACATCTTCAATCATTTGAGCCAACTTTTTACCACTCACATGAGGAGCAATAATCTGTCCAATAGGACTATTGAACACTCCAGTAAGGTTCTGTACAAGTTGTGCTCTAGTAGCATAGTGTCTAGCTCCAACAGGACGAAGTTTACCTGTAGCAGTGATGTCATCTTTAGTGATTGTCAAGAAGTCAGTTACACCTAAATCATCATCCATTACTCTAACCAAATCAGATGCTTCCATATTTCTTCTTGCTAATTCCAGCATATTATTCAGAAGAGGTTCAAGAAATTCAATCTCAAATTTGTTAATCTTATGTTGGAAGATTCTACCAGCAGCATTTTGCAATTGCTGCACTTCAAAAGCAGTCTTCTCTCCTGGACTACGAATACCCATAGCTTCTTTAGGAGCACCTGCCATTTCCTCCATAAGCATTAAGAGATATTGAATCTCATTATTTACCTGGAAAGCAGCAGCATTAGGAGGAAGTGGTCTAACATCACCATCTTCAGGAACATGAATATCTTCTCCTGGACCCCAAGTAAAGGGATCAACATCTCCTACAATAACTTTAGGAGGATGGATAGTTAAATCTAAAGCATCTGCTTTGAGGTTTTCTAAATGATCCAATCTATACTGAAGACCAACTAGATTATCCAATGGACCCATAGCATATAGATTATCTGGTCTGTCTCTCCAACCTACGTGTTCTTTAGTATCTCTGCCTAACCAAGAGGGGTTCTGAACATCTCGGAGAATATAGTTACGATCAATAATCGTAATAATTCTATTCTCCTTTAACTCATCTTTCTCCATGTCATAAACATCGCCTTCAAACTCAATAATCTCAACGTAGTCAGATTGGTAGTATTCAAATAGCGTACCAAATCCATCTACAAGATATCCCTCGCTCTTATTGATATCCTCCATCTTAAACCCAGAGAGAGTTTTCCGAGTATCAATAACTTTTCTAAAAACATCCTTATCGAACATTAAATCAGGACGAGTAGTAATTTCTTTCTTAAGCTCACCAATGGATTTAATATATCTAGTGAATTTAGG